TCAGATCATCCTCAGCCGGGACACCTCGATCTCGCTATCGGCGTCTTCCGCGATGGGGTGTACCAGAACGTTATCCAGCGCTTCAGTTACGCCTGGATATGTCGTAGGCGCACTCACGACCGGCCCCTCGTTTGGCGTCCAGATGATGGTTACGCCACCGAGCAGGGCTTCCATTGCTCGTTTGCCGTTGCTCCAGCGTGCGTCTACAACCGGAACGCTCCGGTTTGGGTATGCAGACCGTAGGCCCGCACAATCCCATCTGTCCCTCGACGGAATTGAAAGCGTACGCGGGTTGAAGCAGCGCTCAGCCCTCGCAGCTCATCTTCGCTGTAAAGCGTGCCGTCTCCCAGGTTGGATGGCCACAGAGCCAGCAACAAAGTGCTGGCTGCCGTCCCGGCCGTCATCGCGGTGCCTCGAAGTCCCCAGCTCCCCAGCCCTTCGAATATGGACTGCCCAGCCACCCGCCCCAACGCCACCGTGCCGGCGGCGGCCGCGCCTCGATCACTGGCGACCACGGAGCCCTTTTGCTCGACCGTGCCGAGCAAGGCGATACGCCCGAAGCTATCAGCAGGCTCGACCGCCGTGCCTGCTGTGGTGGACCCTCTCGGCACACTGCAGGATTTGGCGAATACACATTGGCTCGAGGCAAGACCGCGCACAGCATGAGTGGGAATATCAGCGGTGAGCTGGTTGGTGTAGGTGCCCTCTCGGATCGCCCTGGCCCAGACCTCAGTTGCAGCCTCTGCCCGCACGGCTAAGTCCGGCGCGATACCAATCGAGCCTCCCGTGCCGGCGACAACGCTCCCTTGGGTGGCGATCAGCCGATTACTTCCGAACGGACAGCCGCATTTGACAGCGTGCCCCTCGGTAGCCACGGCAAGGTGCTCGTCAATGACGGTTGGGTTGCCCTCGGCGATGAAGCCCATGCTCTTGCAGGCCGGGCACCATACGGATCACTGATCCTGGCAGCTTTTCGGAACTCAACGGTGTGTGGAAGAGCCAGCCACCACGATACCGCCGGTGGTGGGGTCACCTTCCCTGCTGACTAAAGCCATGATCGTCCATGAGGCCTTGGTAGGAAGGAACGAGACTAGCAAGCGACATCGGGTAAAGCGCAGGGCGGGTTCACGATTCACGACCCGCTTGGCGGCGGAATGTCGGATTTTGTGATGGCAGCTTGACACCCCGAATTTCCTTTGCCAAATTTCGCCCCGGAGGATTCGTGTGCCCCGTGACGTTTGGATGGGGACGGAGCCAACTGCTCAGGAGTGCGATACACCGAGAGCAGGAATGCAGAATTTTGAGCGCATTGGTTTACAGGGCATAAGCAATCGCTATAATGGCGGCCCTTCTAAGCCGGTATAGCTCAGCTGGTAGAGCAACTGACTTGTAATCAGTAGGTCCCGGGTTCGACTCCTGGTGCCGGCACCATACTTGAAAGCCCCGCAGTGCGGGGCTTTCGCGTTTCTGAAGGTTGTCCACGCCGCATTGCACAGCGCGTCAACGTCCACAAATTGTCCACGTCCTACTGATCTTTGAGCCAGTTGCGTACGATTTGAGCCTCCTCCGAGTTCAGTTCCAGCTCATCCACTACCTGCCCCTTTAGGTAAGTAATGATGCCTCCGATCTTGTAACCGCCCGGCGCCGGCCGGTAATGCACGATGTGCGCCGCATTGATTACGTACGTGCCCTTTTTGGTTTCAATTTCTTTGAACTGTGCCATTGCTCGCTTCCCCTTCTTCTTTCCGCTTCACCAGCGGTTTAGATTGCGTATTTTCAAAGTCATGGCCAGCGATGGTTGGCCGAGGGTGTGGTGCAGCTGGTTGTGCTACTGGCTGGCGTTGTCCAGCGGGTCGATCCTCGCCACCATCTGATGCGCCTGCTTTGGGCGTGGCACCGACGTGGTCACGGTGAGATGAATCCAACCTTCAACCCACTCGTCCTGATACTCAGCTACAACGCGGAACCACCCCTTTCCGTTCTTTTCCAGCACTTCGACGGGAAGACCGAGCTTCAACGTGACGATCACTTCAGAGGTTTTACTGGGCTCGGCCCGGAGCCTGGCACCGTTGCGATTCACGATGCGGTAGTCAGCAAGCAGCTGCCGTTCGTAGTTGGAAAGCTGCTCTGCTTGTTTGGGAATATCGGCAGGCGTGGTGGTGTTCGACATCAACGCCGTCAGGTACACGACTGCCATGCATGTATTGAATATGCGTAGAAGCATGTCCCAATAGACCACGATCTGGAGGTAGACCGATTGTAAGCGCTGGGCAGCTGTCGGAGACAGCTTCGCCACCTCCCCTTCCGAGATCGCCTTAACGATCTCCAAATCAACGCTACGTACCGGATCAACCTCAAGAACTGTGAAGTCACCAGCTTCTAGGCTGTCAAACCCCTCGACCCGCATCACCTGGACTTCGTCGGCGTCATTCGGCGTGACCAGGTAGCTGGCGAGCGCAGATCCGTTTATCAGGTCCTGGTAGGAACCAACAACAGCTGCAAGCTCTGCCTGCATCCGTGCGCCATTGGTCATCGTGGCCACTTGGCCCTGCAACTCCGTCAGGTACGACGGCCGCATCACTTCAGCCAGCTGCACCTGCATATCCGCCAGGTACGACGGCCGCATCACCTCAGCCAGCTGCGCCTGCAAATCCGCCAGGTACGACGGCCGCGTCACCTCGGCCAGTTGCGCCTGCATATCCGCCAGGTACGACGGACGCATCACTTCAGCCAGCTGCACCTGCATATCCGCCAGGTATGACGGCCGCATCACTTCAGCCAGCTGCACCTGCATATCCGCCAGGTATGACGGCCGCATCACTTCAGCCAGCTGCACCTGCATATCCGCCAGGTACGACGGCCGCGTCAGCTCGGCCATATGGGCCTGCAAATCCGTCAGGTAAGACGGTCGGCCCAACGCAGCCATCTGCTCCCGCAACTCATCCATTGGCGAGATCACACCAAGGTCTTTCAGTGAAAATTTTCCGGAACTGCGCGATTTTTTCTCGTCATTCATGGATGCGTCCCTGCCGATTCCGAGTGATGTCCTGGAACTATCTGGTTTGCCAACGGATTGAGATGCACCACCTCAGCCAAATGCCCCGGGCTGAAGTGGGCGTAACGCATGGTCATGGCCAGCGAGGCGTGGCCCAGGACGCGCTGCAGGGTGAGGATGTCGCCGCCGTTCATCATGTAGTGGCTGGCGAAGGTGTGGCGTAGTACGTGCGTCATCTGGCCGTCTGGCAGCTCGATGCCCACCGCCGCGATCGATTCGGCGAACTTCTTGTAGCAGTCCCCAAAGGGCAGCAATGCCTTGATCTGCTTCTGCAGCGCCTCGGTGATCGGTACCACCCGGCTTTTCGATGACTTGGTGCGTACGAAGTGGATCCGGCCGCCACGCACTTGCAGGGCTGTCAGGCCTTCCGCCTCCGACCAGCGTGCACCGGTGGCCAGGCAGATCCGCGTCACCATCCCCGCAGCGGGCGAGCGAGCGTCCAGGTCATCGAGCAGTGGCTGGATCTGCTCGGGGTCCAGGAACGCCATTTCCGTCTCGTCGAACTTCAGCCCCCGCACCTTGGCCAGAGGGTTCTCGCCTTTCCACTCGCCGAGGCGATCCAGCTCGTTGAACACCGCCCGCAGGTAGGCCAGTTCGTGGTTCAGGGTATTGGCGCTGACCGGTTTGGCCTCCTCGCCCTTCTTGCGGCCATTCCCGGGTGAAGTGCGACCGTGCTTGCCGGCCAGGCGATCGGCGCGGTACTGGGTGAAGTGGCTGGTGTTGAAGTCAGCCGCGCGCGGATCCCCCATGCGCTCGGCCATGGCGATCAGTGCCCGCTGGCGTTCCTCGCCGCTCTTGAGGCTGCAGCCGTGGGACTTGAACCAGGTGTCGATCAGCTCGGTCAGCCGGCGCTCGTCGCGCTTGGGCTTCTTCTCGAATACGCCCCTGGCACCGTCGCCCATGATGCGGTTCTGGTAGTTCAGCGCTTCGTTCTTGCTGCGGAGCTTCTTGCGGATCCTCGGACCGTTGCGGCCTTCAGGACGGCAGTCGACCAGCCATTCGCCGGTGTCCAGTTTCTTGATACTCATAGCCGAGCAAGCAGCTCCTTCAGCTCGCCTACTTCGCCTGACTCCGCATCAATGACTTCTGCTGAAACGATGTTCGCCGCAATAAAGGTTCGGTTCATGTTCCGATACAGGCAGAAACCACTCAGCTTTTCCGGCTGGCCGTTCTCACCGGATACCCGGTGCAACTTCACTTCCCGATCAGTTTCTTCACCCTTGGCGTTCCGGTACCGGAAACGCACCAGGTGGTCTCCTTCCCAAAGAGGTGGTGGACCCACTGATCGACGCGGCTTACGCACCATCCCCTTGCCGGCCTCGGCCTTGACCAACGAGAGCAGCGCCCAAGCTTCGGCATCGCGGCTCAGCAGCTCCACCCAGTGGCTTTCCTGGATCAGCGTTATCTGGCGCCCCTCTTCAATCAGAAAGCACGCCTCTTCAATGGCCTCGTCAACCTCCTTGCCGCGTCGTTTACCCCCAATCAACAGATAGTCGATCTTGCGGCTCACCTCATCCAGCACACGGCAATTCAGACGCTCCAGAAAGCTGCTCACCTCGTCGCGTGAGCCAGTTTCAAAAGTCCCTTTCAGGCAATAGGTAGTCCGTGTCATATGCGTTCCTTGCTGGTTTCAGGCATCGGTTGAGGTCGGCAGCGGGCTGATCTGACCGCACTCAGGGGCGGTATCACCCGTCATCAGCCAGAGCGTGTATTTCTTGAAGCGTGGATGAGTAACGACCTTCGTCAGTGCTGAGTACCCCATCTCGAACATGGAGGCTTCGTATTTCTTGTAAGTGCTGATGCTGAAATCAGCTTGCTCACAGAACTCAGCCTGCGTCATCCCTTCGGCTTGTCGCATCGCTTTTAGCTTCGCCGCAAATTCCATTCCCTTCCTCTCTTGACAAGCCCCTATATAGGAACCATCATCGGCCCTATATAGGAACTTTGATCCCCAATAAACCGAGAGAGGTTATCAGAATGCAGATTGCCATCGACACGCCGTATGTGACCGTAGGGGAGTTCGCCAAGCGCTCCGGTCAGTCCGATTCGGCCATTCGCCGTGAGATCGAGATGGGTCGCTACGTCATCCGCCCGAAAGAGGAAGGATCGAAGTCGGCGGTGCTGATCAACATGGTGCACATGGCCCTGGAAGCCGCTGAACAGGCCGAGCGCGTGCGCCAGGCGAACGAGTCCAGTCGTTCAGCCCAGCGCTGAAGGGTCGGTCCATGAAGTTCGAGGAGATCTATCACCGGGATGTGGTTCACGCCCTGGAGAACGACCGGGAGCTGGACTTCGAGTCCATCACCGATGCCTATCTGCAGAAGGGCCTGTGCCCGAGCTGTGGTAAACGCAAGCTGTTTATCAGCCGGAAGAAGCCCTTCCAGCTCAAGTGCAACCGCGACAATGAGTGCCAATTCGAGCAGAAGACACGCGAGCGCTACGCCCACCTGTTCGAGAACCTGAGCGAACGCTTCCCGAAGACTGAGGCCAACCCCAACGCCACTGCCGATGCTTACCTGCAGCGCAACCGCGGCTTCGATACCAGCAAACTGAAGGGCTGGTACACCCAGGCCCGGCGCAAGCTGAAAGACGAGAGCTGGGCGGACACGGTGCGTTTCCCTCTGTGCGACGGCTACTGGGAACGGATCATCGATGCCACCGCGGTGGCGCGTAACGAAGGCGACAAGGCCGGCATCAAGTACGGCATGAACTACAAGGGCCGGGGCTGGGTGCCGCCGGGCCAAGTCATCAACAAGGGCGACCGGGTCTACATCGTCGAGGGCATCTTCCACGCCATCGCACTGCACCTGGCCGGCTACAAGGCCATCGCCTCGATCAGCTGTGTGAACTTCCCCTGGGACATCGTCGAGGAGAACCGCAGCAAGCTGATCACCTGGTGCATTGGCCTGGACGATGACCCGGCCGGGCGTAAGTACATCCCCAAGTACCTCAAGCAGCTGCGCGAGCTGAACGAGATTGGCTGGGTGGCCCTCGCCGGTGAGCGCGACTGGGACGATATCTACCGCGACGGCGATCTGGACACTGCTTTCCTTGAGGAGGCCTGCTACCGCGGCCGGCTGTTCACCGCCAAGTCACCGATGAAAGTGGCCTACCTGCTCTACATGAAGGGCAAGCGCAGCTTCTTCATGCTGGACTACAGCAATCGCCTGTACTCGGCACGGGTGAACGTCGGCGAGCTGCAGAAGGACCTGGACGGCGACGAGGTAGATGGGCACTACCCGGACTTCACCAAACACACCACAGTTACCCAGGTGGCCAATTGCGTGCCGGAGTTCGAGTACATCCAGCGCGACGCCATTACCGGTGATCAGCAGTACTTCTTCCAGTTCCGTTTCCCCAACGCCCAGCAGGACTGCAAGGTGCCCCTGGCCCCCAGTGCCGTGGGCGAGCCCCGCAGCTTCGCCAAGGCGATGCTCGAGCGCACACCGGGCGGCGACTTCCAAGGCGGCGAGCGCGTGCTGGCCATGCTGCGCAGCCGCTGGCTGGATAACGCCATGACGGTGCGCACCCTGCCCTTCGTCGGCTACGACGAAGAGACGGGCATCTATGTGTTTCAGCAGTTCGGCTATCAGAAAGGCCGGGAGTACCTCGCCAACAAGAATGGCTTCCTGGACATCGGCCGCGGCGGCCTGAAAACCTCGCTGAACAGCTTTCGCGTGGTGCATGGGCAGGACTTCAAACCGGACTGGTTTACTGACTTTCTGGCAGTGACCCATTTGAATGGGCTTGCCTCTTTGGCGTGGTGGACCGGGACTCTTTTCGCTCAGCAGATCCGCCAGCGCCAGGCCAGCTGGATGTTCTTCGAGCTGACCGGCGAGGCCGGTGCTGGCAAGTCATTCCTGCTCCGCTTCCTGTGGCGTTTGCTGGGCAGGCCCAACCAAGAAGGCGTGAAGCCCAACAGCGAAGGCTCCACCAGCGTCGGCCTGATCCGCGCCTTCTCCCAAGTGAGCAACTTGCCGGTGGTGCTGATCGAGTCGGACACGAAGTCGATCGACGCTCAAGGTCGCGTGGTGGTGACCCAGTACAACTGGGAGAAGGTGAAGCCGCTATTCGACCACAACGCCACGCTGCGCACGGTGGGCGTGAAGTCGTCCAGCAATGACACCGACAGCCTGATCTTCCGCGGGGCGCTGTGCATCAGCCAGAACGCCAGCGTCGAGGGTGATGAGTCGATCATGACCCGGATTGCGCACATGCACGCCACCAAGGCGCACCACACCTTCGAGCTGAAGGCCCTCTCGCTAAAGCTGAAGGACATGCCCGACGAGGAGCTGGCCGGATACCTGCGCCACTGCCTGGAGAACGAAGCAGCCTGGCTGCAGCGCTACTTCGAGGCCTTCCCCGTCTACGAGAAGCGCCTGCAGGAAAACAGCGCCATCCGCCACCAGCGCATCGTGCTCTGCCATGCCCAACTGATGGCCGCTGCCCATGCCACCCAGGCGTTCTTTCCCGACTGGAGCGATCGCACCCTGGACCAGCTGCTCAAGCACATTGAAGCCCGGGCCGTGGACCGCCAACAGCGCGTCAGCAAAGAGGACACCATCGCCTCACGCTTCTGGCAGATCTTCCACTACCTGAACGAGCGGGTGGTGGTGGAGCACAAGTCTGGCGAGGAGCCACGCGAGATCATCCAGGAGACGCTGAACCACAGCGGCGACAAAGGGCTGATCGCAGTCAACATCGAGCACTTCCACAACGCCTGCCGCCTCGCCGGGCAAGAGGTAATTCCCGCCGTACAGCTGATGCGCGCCCTGCCGCTCAGCACCACCTACCGCTTCCTGGAGAACCGCAAGGTGCGCTCGGTGATCGAGAAGCGATCCCTCCAATGCTGGGTGTTTGCTCGGGGAAACTGGGCATGCTGAGTCGTATGCGTCTGGCGGGCGTGTGTGTGCGTATACGGGGGATTTGCTCCCGGTGTGTATGGCCCCAGCCAGTCCGGAACATCCGGAACATTGAAATTATTGAAAAAGAAACTCTTATAAAACAAGGAGTTAACAAGAGAAATCTGTTCCGGCAGTACCGGAACACGGTGGAACACGCCGGAACAACCTGTTCCGCCATGTTCCGGAAATGTTCCGGCAAGCCCTTTTCACCGGAACAGGCTGTAGCCCTTGCTCCGCGCGGCCTCCAGCGATTCGCCGAAAAAACCTGTTCCGGCATGTTCCGGCAGTGCCGGAACAACACAAACCACCCTGTAGCCCGCGTAGTTACTGGCGTGCAGGCGGTTTCGCCAGAGGCCTGTTCCGGATGTTCCGGGGGTGCGGCACCCCATACACATGTGCGTACGGTTTTCACGCCATGACCGCCACCGACCTTTCCCCCGAAGAAGCCTACCGCCGCGACCGCCTGGCCCTGGAGCTGCTGAGCACCTGGAGCCGCCAGCAGATCGTGGAGTGGCTGCAGCAGCTCAACAACGCCGACTACCGCGAGGACATGCGCGCCCGCCTCAACCAGCAACGCAAGGAGATGCACCGATGACGAAGAACGCCGTAACCCAACTCCCCCGGCGCAGCGCGCTGGATACCGCCCAGGCCCTGGACTTTGCGCAGTGGTGGCAACGCGCCGCCGAGCTGGTGGAGCTGCCGGCCGACAGCGCCCCGGGCGAGCTGAGCCTTTCGGGTGCTGGCCTGGCCCTGCTGCTCAAGCGCCTGCAGACCCTGGACCGCCCGTGCCGCGCCCTGTTGCTGGCCATGGCCTGCCTGGCCAACCCGAGGAAAGCCCATTGGCTACAGGCCGAGGTCGGCCTGCACGTGGGCCAACTGACCGCCGCCGACCTGGGCCCCGAGGTGTTCCAGGTGCTGGTCGGCCTGCTGGCCACCTTTCACACCAACCCGAGCAACTGAACAGGAGCGACACCATGCAAACCAAACAGCAAGACCTGGATCTCCAGCTGGCCGTGACGGCCTTCCTCGAATTCATCGAAGAACACATAGACCCCGTATTTCTGGCGCGTGAGGGCCAGCACTTCACCTACCCCAACGTCCAGTTGGCGTTCCTGGCCTTCTGCGCCGGCCGTGCGCGCACCGTGGGCCAGCAGCTCTACGCCAATATCAAGGAATCCAGCAAGTACCACTCACAAAACGCATGGGCGATTCAGCAGGGCTACGGCCATCCCTTCCCCGTGCGCTTCCAGGCTACTCGAGACGCCTACCTGCTCCGGGGTGGCCCCGGCGGCAATTACCGCCTGGAAGACGTCGAGCTGTACGTGATGCACGACGGCGAGCCGTGGCGCGTGTTCTGACCCCCACCAACGACAGGAGCAACACCATGGCGACATCAATCCCTGAAGCAATGAGCCAGGCGCTGGCCTACCAGCAGCGCCGGCCCGCGATCGAAGCTGCCGGCGTGCAGGCACTGCATCGGCTGACGCCGATCGCCCTGGGCTACACCGGCCAGAGCCGAGTGGTCGGGCGCTTCCTGCTGGGCCTGTACAACGGCCACGACTTTCCCTTTGAGCTGCACGAACTTCGCGGCCTGGATCTGCCGCTGTTCGAGGACTGCCTGAAGGTGCTGATGATGGATTACAGCCCCGAGCTGGAGGTGCATGAGCGCGTCGAGAACGGCGACAAGATCTTCGGCGAACTGATGGCCAAGTGGGGACTGGAGATCTTCGAGCAATGAGACTGACCTACTGCACCAACGGCGTGGCCGGCCACCTCGATCTGCCGAGTTCCGCCGCCGAGTTTATGACCGCCGAAGGCTTGGCCGAGCTGGCGGCGAGCTGCCACTGGCGCGACCACTACCCCACCGAACTGCCGGCACTGGTGACGCGGGTTCACCTGCAGGACCTGGACGGAAAGGAGTTGGGGATATTCGAAGTGCGGCGCGAGATGCGCCCGGTATTCACGGCCAGCCTGCTGTAGGGCATGGCTGAAAGAAGGGTGTCGAGGAGGTGCAACTCCCCGACACCGACCACCAGCAAAGGAGCAACACCATGCAAGCACAACACCCAAGCGGTAGCGCAGCAAAGGCTACCACAGCACCCCGACACCTGGTGGCCACCGCCACGTCCATCGTCGGCGAGGCCCTGGTGAGTTACCAGGTGCAGAAAACCCAAGCCGCCCGCATCCGCCTGGAGAGCGTGGCGGACATGGCGTGTCGGTTGGGCGAGCTGACCGCGGCCGACGCCGCGCTGATCACCGACCTGCTGGCCAGGCCCCGCGCTACGCGCCGCCCTTCTCTCACTTTGATCTGATGGAGATTCTCATGACCGACACCAACATCAAGCGCTACACCGTGAACGAGTTCTTTAAGGATTACAGCGTCACGTTGGAGGTGAATCACGACATCCTGACGCCCGAACGCGCCGAGGAGATCAATAGCTTCTGGTCCGAGCACGATTGGCGCAAGAGCGCTGAGGATGGTGACGTCGTGCGGGCGGTCATCCGACTCGCCGGCTCGACGTTGATCAATATCATGATCAGCGAAGGCGGTGCCGATTTCACGGAAAAAACCAAGGGGGTTTTCGACGACAATCCGGGACCGTACTGGACCGAGGACCTTCACAAAGAGGAGGGCTGGGGCGGCGTCGAAGGTGGGCCGTTCGGCTGGTGCGGCATTCGTTGCGTTGCAGCTGCCATCGAGGCACCAAGCTTCGATGACCTCGAGCTGACGGAGGTGACCCATGTCTAACTCCCGCACCGCTGACAAGTTCGTAATCCGCCTGCCCGATGGCTTGCGTGGCCGCATCTTCGACGTGGCAGCCAGCAACCGCCGCAGTATGAATAGCGAGATCATTCACCGCCTGGAACGCTCGATCGCCGTCGAGGTTGAACTGGATCACCAGAAGGACCTGGTGAGGATCCTCACAGCCCGGGTCGATGAACTGGAGGGTGCGAAGTGATCATCAATGTTCGCTTTACGACTGGCACCTACGTCGCCCGGGCCAAGGGGCAGAATGTCACCGCCAGCTGTGCCGAGAGCGCGCACCGCGCTGCCGAACGAGTGGCCGAAAAGCTGGGTTACAACCCCGACCTAGTCGAGCTGGAGGAGGAAAGCAACGGTGTTTCGACCTTCTCTGTACCCGAACCGGGTCCGCAGGGTGAAGCGGGATAGCTGAATCAGAGTGAAATTCAGCGGCTAAAAAAGGGGGCTTCGGCCCCTTTTTTTCGTTCCAAGCAACGCGGCGCATAAGCCTTGACCCTGAAGCCCTTCGTTATATCTAAGTTTTAGAACCGCAATTCCGCCCGCATCAAACTTGTTTTAACGCAATGTACAAAGCGTTAAAGCGTCAAATGTATTTATGTACTTATGTATTTACGTACCTTTGTTCTTTTGTACCTCTGTGGCGACCTGCCTACATCCCTCACCAATCCTGCCCTCCATTAAATACGTTGCAAGTTAATTCATTATCGAGAGTGCAAAAAAATCGGCGCAGAAGCTAGGCGTGGCGCTCGTTTCCGAGCTTTGGGAAATGAACACACCGGATTTTCGATATAGTGTTTTTTTGCGCTTTCAATCCCCAACTTTGGGAATGAGAAAGTTCTTGACGCTATGATTTTGATATCAGTAAAGTCCGCCCCGTTCACCACTAACAGGACGGAGTTTTTTATATGTGCAGCACAGCTGAGGAAGTTTGCCCTCTACGCCAAAGCTTCGAGGACAGCCGTAACTCCCTTGCGCTCTATATCGAACTAATAGGGGCGGGAATCCCGTTTTCCGACCGTGCCCGGGCGGGCCTCATCGAGATAGGAGAAATGCAGTTGCGGCAACTGGATGCCACCGCGAGGGATCAGCTGATCGAGGGCAGCGCCCCAAGCTGATCGAACAGCTCCCGCTGCTGGGAGCGCGACAGATCTCGCAAGCGGTCGAACAGCAGCCGATCGACCGCTTGAGCGGAGGGGCTGAGGGTATGGGAAAAGGTGAGATTGGCCACCCAGCTGTGGCCACACGCGGGCGAGAGGCACTGGCAGTAGAGCCGAGCGAACTCGCGGGAAAGCTCATCACGTGACGCGATTCGGCCCTTGCCGCCACACTCCTTGCAATAGACCCGCATAGCCCCTCCCCAGGGATCCTTATCAGGAACCTATTCTGCCAGTTTCCCTACAAGCCGTAGTGTTTTGCTGGCGTCAAAACACTAAATCATGGCTCTTCGCCTGATTGAGCCAATGCATCGCCCACAGCCTCACACCGCGACGGCAGGCGGCTCTCGCCATTCGATACGCCGATCCGCTCGCAGCACGTCGTTGACCTGGTCAAACAGCTGGCAGATCGGGCGAATTTCGTTGGCGGTGTAGACGCGGTCGATTTTCTCGATGTCGCCGAAGCCCGCGCTGTTCTCGGGGATGATGCCCGCCAGGGCCGGGTTCATGCGCCAAGCGGCGATGACGTCGTTGCGGGTGATGTTCTTCACCTTTTCCAGCTCGTCCTTGGCCTGGAAGTCGCCCACCGGAATGATCTGGATGGCCTTCTCGGTGCCGCCGGGGATATTGACGAACATGCTGCGGAAGTTGCCCACGCCCTTGCTTGCGCTGATCTGGGCGCGTAGCTCGCTTTCATCCTCTTCGGTCAGGTCGGGGTCGTTGGTGTAGAAGATGTATCCGGCGTGGGCGCCGTTGCTGTAGTAGCGGCGGCGGAACAGGGTGGCGGCCTCGTTGAGCAGCAGGGCCTGCATGCCGCCCAGGTAGTCGGGCACACCGTAGATGTCCTGCTCGACGTCGTAGTCCATGACGTGCTCGATCTCGTCCTGGTCGAACTCGATTTCCTGCCCGTTGGGCTGAAGCATCACGTAGCCGCCATCAACCTTGATCCGCATGTTGATGGCGGGCAGGTGGTCGAGCTGCAGCACCTGGCCCATCAGGTTGCTCTGCCTGAGAAAGTACGCTTCACCGAACACCATGAAGTCGAGCCCGGCCCGGCCCATGGTGCGCGTGCTGCAACCCTCGGATGGGATGAACTCACGCAGCAGCATGTTGCGTTTGAACTTGGGGATGGCCCCGTGGTGCGCATTGGCGCGCAACAGCTTGGCCAGGCCGATGCGGGAGACGGGCGGTTTGTACAGCCGACCGTCGTCGCTGGCGAACACGCCCAGGTACTGCCCGATGTTGTCGCTGAGCACCGCTTCGGGTGCTCCGAACGTGAAGGCCCGCGTGGGCTGTCGTTCCCGCTGTTGCTGCTTTGCTGGTCGTCGCTTGGCCATGGGTTCCCTGCATTGCATAGCGGCTGCGCCGCCGCTTGTTGGTGTTGAGAGGTTCGTGGGCCAGGGCATGCATGATTGCCCAGGCGATATCGGCGTGACCGGTGGCATCGGTGCGCGATGCGCTGTAGGTGATCTGGCCGCTGCTGGTGGTGCCGCGCTTGATGGTCAGGAAGGCGGCGGCGATGTCGCTCCAGCCGGCGTCCCACTCGATCCGGCTGCCGGTGATGGTGTCCTGCGCCTTGAGCACCAGGGCGTTCTTGGCCTCGAGGCTGTAGTGAATCGGCGTGGCGCGCGGGTAGAAGTCGCGGACCAGGTCGAACACGCCGTAGCCGACGCCGGTGATGTCGATACCAATGTGCTGGACGTTGAAGCGCTCGGTGAGCTTCTTGACCTGCGCCGCCTGGTGGGTGAATGACGTGCCTCGCCAGCTGTGCTTTTCCAGGATGCGGAACTTGCCGCCCTGCTCCAGGGGCGGCGCCACGACAACGCAGGTGGCGTCGTCGCGTGTGCGGCTGGGGTCGTAGCCGAGCCAGACGGGGTTGTTGCCGAAGGGGCGATCATCGTCCGGGTCGTAGTCGGTCCACAGACCGAGGTCGGAGTAGCAGCGCTCGAGGTCGGCCAAGGCGAAGGCCGACTGGGTGCTGTCGATGAATTTGCACATGAACAGCTGTTCGAAGCGCTCCTCGTCGTTCTCCAGGCGCAGCCGGTCGATGTCGAACAGGTTGCAGCCGCCGGCGATCGCATCTTCGATGGTGATGACCTTGCGCCATTGCCCATCCGGGCACAGCGCGCCGGCGTGGATCTGCGCTTCGCTGGGCCATGCCCCCGCCTTTTTGCCGCGTTTGCTGTTGCGGAACGTCTCACCCGTCCAGAACGGGTAGGCCTCGTGCGTGACGGCGCTGGGCGTGGAAAAGTAGGTCTGCCGCCATTTGGCGTGGGCGGCCATGCCGCTGGCCACGCCCTGGATCTTGTCGAAGCGCGGGATCCAGAAGTATTCATCGACGTAGAGGTGGCCGTGATAGCTCTGAGCGGTGTTGCTGTTCGTTGACAGGAAGCGCAGCTCGGCCCACGGCTTGCCATCCTTGCTCAGCACGATGGGGTTGCCGGTCAGGTCGATATCGAACCACTTGCTGGCGAACGCCACGATGTAGCTGCGGAATACCTCGGACTGAGCTCGGCTAGCCGACAGAAATAGCTGGTTGTCGCCGGTCAGCACGGCGTCCATAAAGGCTTCGGCGGCGAAGTAGTAGGTCAGGCCGATCTGCCGGCTCTTGAGGATATTCCGTATGCGGCATGCCAGCGGGTTCTGCTTGGCGGCGAACAGCTCCTGCTGGTAGCCGAACATCTGGCTGGTGAACTTCTCCAGGAAGTCCAGCTCGGTCAGCGCGCTGATGTCGTTCTTCAGCTTCTTCTCTTTGCGCTTGCTGCCCCGATCGCCTCGATCGCGGCGCTGGCCGCGTGGCTTGTCCTGGTCGTGCTCCTGGTGCTCGGCCGGCGCCTGGATGGTGGACGGCGGGGCCGGCCTGGCCGCTTGCTTCAGCAGGCGCTCGCGGATCCCGGTCAGGCGGTCGAGCTCGTCCAACTCCCCTTTGGTCAGTACCTCGGGTTTCTCCAGCAACAGGGTGATGCGCCGGCTGATGGCAGTCAGCGGCTCCTCGTCGGTCAGCATCTCGTCCCAGCCGCCACGGGCGATCCAGTAGTAGACGATCCGGACGTTGGGCAGGCCGAGTTGCGCCTGGATCTCCTTCGGTTTTGCACGGCGAAGGTACAGGCGTTTTGCGGCTTCTTTCACTTCAATGGCGTATGGCATGCGTCGCACTCTATGAGGCGAAAACGCAGCCAACACGTAGATAAAATCCGAAATATTCCTATTTTCGAGCGTTAGGAATGTAGCTCAGCAGCATTGATTGTTCGGCTATTTGACGCTGCATAAGGTGGGGGCCTCTGACCACCGATGAGCGCCTTTCTCACCATGCCCCGCTCCCTTGTTTCGTACTGGAAACGCGTTGCCGTCAGCGGCCCTACCGTCGATGGCCGCGAGATCACGCCGCAAGAGCTGCGCGACATTGCTGAGACCTACAAGCCGTCGCGCTACACCGCCGTGATCTGGGCCGAACATGAACGCTGGTCGGGCTCGCACGGCACCGTTTTCGCGGTGCGCCTGGTCGAGGATGACCCGGAGCTGGAGGAAGGCCAGGTCGCCCTGGAAGCCCAGCTCAAGCCCAACGACAAGTTGCTGTGGCTCAACGACCGCGGCGAAAAGCTGTTCACCAGCATCGAGATCTGGCCGAACTTCGCCAACACCGGCAAGGCATACCTGACCGGCCTGGCCGTCACGGACGAACCCGCGAGCCTGGGCACCCAGGAACTGTACTTCTCCAAGCGAACCAGCAAAGCCACCTACTACGCGGCCTCCGTCGAGATGGGCCCGCTGCGCGACGACGAGCACGACAGCACCGATTCCAAGGGGCTGATCACCGCGCTGACCGCCTTTTTCAAGCGTTTCGCCCTCGAGGCGCCCGCCACTCCCCCGCAAACCCCAACCGAGAGCACCCCACCAATGGATGAAGCCACCGCGAAAGCGTTGAAGGCCTTGCTCGAGCAGCTGCTGATTGTTGCCGCAGGCATTCAGGCAGTGATCGAGCCAGTTGCCGAGGAAGTCGACGAGACCGAAACCGAAGAACAGGTCGAGACCGTCGAAGGCGCCGTCGCCGAAATCGTCGAGCAGGCCGAGGAAGAGCGCCAGTTCAGCCGGAAGAAGAAGGCCAACAAAGGCCTGGAAGCTCGCATGGCGGGCATCGAAAAGCAGTTCAGCACCCTGCTGAGCACCGTTCAAACACGCCAGGTACCCCGCACCCAAGGTGCTGTTACCCCGGCCAAGAAGAAGGTGCTCTGATATGGCACAAGCACTCAGCCCGAACGCCGTCGCCAAGTACGAGCTGCTGCAGGCCGATATGGCCGAGAGCTACGGTGTCGACGACGCCAGCAAGCATTTCTCGGTCGAGCCGTCCACTGCCCAGGAGCTGAACGACGCGATCACCGCCCGTGCTGACTTCCTGGAGCGCATCAACGTCGTTCCGGTCAGCGAGATCAAGGGCGAGAAGGTCTTCATCGGTGTGAATGGCCCGGTGACCGGCCGCACCAACACCAAGCTGAAGGACCGCGAGGCGAAAGACGCTTCGGGGCTGGATAACACCCAGTACGAACTGGTTGATACCCACTCCGATGTCGGTCTGCCCTACGCCAAGATCGACTCCTGGGCCAAGTTCCCCGACTTTGCCGATCGCTACTCCGCCGCTGTGCAAAAGCGCATTGCGCAAGACCGCATCATGATCGGCTTCCATGGCACCCACGCGGCTGCCGACACCGACCCGGTGGCCTATCCGAAGCTGCAGGACGTGAACAAGGGCTGGCTGCAGCAGGCCCGCGAGCAGATCCCGGCGCAAGTGCTCAAGGAAGGCAAGGTAGCCGGCAAGATCACCCTGGGGGTAGGCGGCGACTACGCCAACCTCGATGCCCTGGTGCACGACACCAAGCAGATGGTGGACGAGAACCTGCGTGACGATGGCGATCTGATCGCGATCATCGGCAGCGATCTGCTGGCCGCTGACAAGGCCAAGCTGTACACCAAGCAGGGCGACACGCCGACCGAGAAGGAGCGCATCGAAAGCGCCCAGGTGATCGCCACCTACGGCGGCCTGCCGTCCTTCACCGTGCCGAACTTCCCGGTCAACGCGGTGCTGGTCACCAGTTGGGACAACCTGTCGATTTACTTCCAGGACACCAGCTGGCGGAAGCAGACCATCGACAACCCGAAGCGCTCCCGCGTCGAGGACTACAACAGCCGCAACGAAGGCTATGTGATCGAGCAGCTGGAGAAATTCGCGCTGACCGAGAACGTCGAAGTGCTGCCGGATCCGGAGGCCGAGGCATGAGCCTCGCCCTGACTCACAAGCGCCGTGTGCTGGCTGGCGGCTCTGCCGTCAACTCGGCACCGGTTGCCCAGCCCTACACCGCCGCCAACGCCCTGAGCAGCCCGGCCAATGCCCAGAAGCACCTCAAGCTGATGGAAGCCGCTCTCGCCCAGGATCTGGAGCGCATCAGCGAAATCAACAGCCGCGAGCTTCGCCAGCAATTGAAGCGCGACGAGCTGCTGCCCAAGTACCTGGAGTACGTACAGCGCTACCGCGAAAGCGGCCTGAATTACCCCAACGCTGTGGTGATGCAGGTGCTGGTGTGGCTGTTCGATACCGCCCAGTTCGAAGCGGGCCTTGAGTTGGCCGACTTCGCCATCGAGCAGGGCCAGCAGCTGCCGGAGCGCTTCAAGCGTGACGTGCAGACCTTCGTTGCTGACGAGCTGATCGACTGGGCCGAGGCCGAGCACAAGGCCGGCCGCAGCCCGGAGCCTTACGTCTCCAACCTGCTGCCGCGTGTGGACGCGGGCTGGGACGACAAAATCTACGGCCCGGAGAACCCGGCGCCAGAGGCTTGGGAGTTGTTCGAGCGCATCCCGGCCCGCTACCACAAGTTGCTTGGCGTGCTGGCCATGGACCGCCAGGACTGGGCTGCAGCCGTTCAGCACCTCAATCGTGCCACTGACCTTTATCCCGAAATTGGCGTGAAAACGCGTCTGGAAGGTGCCGAGAAGGCGCTGCGCAAGCAGCAGGCCGAAGGCGCCACCGAGTAACCGTCTACCCACCCCCAGCGGGGCCTGCCCCGGTGAATCGACCACTTGTGGCCCGATTCCACCGAAGGCAGTCACCCCGCCCTATTCGAGCGGCCAGCATGAGCTTTTCCGGCAAACCCACCACCCTGGTGGAACAGGCGATCGAGAATGACGGCTTCTGGCCGGATCTCTCCGTGGCCGAGTTCCAGCGCGGCTACCGCCTGCCGGCGGAGTACCTGGTGGAGCTGCTGGCTGACGGTATCGCCTTTGCCATGGGCGAAGTGAACCAGGATCTCGCCAAGCGCAAGACGGCATGGCAGGCAGCAGGCATCGCCAGCGTGGAAAGTGCAGACCCTACGGTGCTGCAAGAGCACACATTTCCCGTAGCGACGTACAAGCGCGCCGTGTACTGCCGCGCCAAGGCCTACTTGCTGCAGCAGTTCGCCACGGTGAATCGCCGCGACACGGCCGAGAACCTGGCCAAGGAAGCGCCCGCCACGGAAGAACGGTTTCTGGCCTTCAGCCAACAGGCCGTGCGCCTGCTGCAGGGGCGTAGCCGGATCACGGCGGTGCTGCTGTGAACAAGCTGCGGGCGTTGACCGCCTTTCTGCTCGAGCGCCGTTTGGTGGCTCCGGAACAGCTCGATAGCTGGGCCGAGCAAATCACCCTGAACCTGACCTGGAAGCCCGACCTGGACGGCTTGCACCTGGGCGACATGCGCTACCGGGCCGTGATCGTGATGGAGCGCTTTGCCGATCACCCGGGCCGGCTGATGGCCCTGCTGGGCAGTTGGCTGGAAACCGGCGACCCCGACCGGGACGACGATCTGCCGGCGCCGACCTTCGACATCGAGCAGTTGGACAACGACCTGGCCGACGTCGAGCTGACCGTGGAATTCATCGAACCGCAATACCTGGCCGAAGACGCCGAAGGCGAGATCGAGGCCTTCGGCAAGCGCTGGGCCTTCGTGCCGTTCGACCTTTGGATTGCTGAGCAGGGTGAGGTGACCAGCCATGGCGCGTAGCACCTTCGAGCTCGATGCCCGTGGCTACCTGGGCGTTCGTGAACAGCTCGCCCTGCTGAGCCTGCCGCCCAAGCTGCGCCGCCGGCTGCTGAACAACGTGGGCAAGCGCGTCCGGACGATGAGCCGCAAGCGGATCCGCGAGCAGCGCAACCTGGACGGCACCCCCTTCGCGCCTCGCAAGGCCGAAGGCAAGGGCAAGAAAAAGATGGAAGCCGGCCTCGGCAAGCTGCTGCAGATCACCCGCGTGGACGCCGAGGTGGCCGAACTGGGTTGGCGTAACGGCCTTACGCGCTGGATCGCCTCGCAACAGCACCACGGCAACAGCGAGCGCCGTACCGCTGCACAGATGCGCCGCTGGAACACCGTTCGCCCTGGCCAAGGGGCAACGGAAAAGCAGGCAAAGCGGTTGCGTCGCCTCGGCTTTCGCGTTCGCCAGGCCGGCAAGAAGAGCCTCGCCCGCCCTCCAGTCGCCTGGATCCTGCAGCACGTGCAGTACCAGCAGGCCGGCCTGCTGATCCGAATTCTCACTGATGGAAACGCCGAGACGTCCGGTGCGCAGAGCTGGGAAATCACCTTGCCCAAGCGCCAGTTCCTCGGTGTGGACACCGACCGCGACACCCGGCTGCTGGTGAACCAGGTGCTCGAGCAAATCCTTAACTCACCCCGCTAACGAGGCACGCACATGGCACTCGGCAAAGTCAGCGTCAACAATCTCAACCTCGGCCAGGGCGCCGTGTCCGAGATCGAGCGCTATTTCCTTTTCATCGGCCCTGCCGCGGCGAATGTCGGCGAGCTGATTCCTTTGAACACCCAGAGCGACCTGGACGCTTCGCTTGGCGTTGCGGACAGCGACCTGAAAACCCAGATCACTGCTGCCCGCCTGAACGGCGGCGACCGCTGGGCCTGCCTGGCCGCGCCGATCGATGCAGCGGGCGGCGGCTGGAAAGAAGCCCTGGAATTCGCCCAGCAGCAGGGCTACTCGGTCGAGGGTGTGGTGATCACCACGCCAGTGACGACCGGGGGCGAACTCGCCGATATGCACGACGCGGCGGTGATGTTGAACAACACCTACGGCCGTCGCGCCTTCGTGATGGCTGCCACTGCCGGCATCGACTCTGCCTTGCAGAGCTGGAACCAGTACCTGGGCGAGCAACGCGCCATCGTGAAGGACCTGGCCGCGCCGCGCGTGCTGGTGGTACCGCAGCTGCATGGCAATGACCTGGGCGTGCTGGCCGGGCGCCTGGCCAACGCGGCGGTGAGCATCGCCGACAGCCCCATGCGCGTGGCCAGCGGCGCCGTGCTGGGCCTGGGCGATACGCCGGTGGACATGGACGGCATCCCGCTGCCCTCGGCCATACGCGCCGAGCTCGATGCGGCCCGCTTCAGCGTTTCGCAGACCTATCCCGACTACCCGGGCGTGTTCTGGGGCGACGGCAACATGCTGGACGCACCAGGTAGCGACTTCCAGGTGATCGAGCACTTGCGGCTGGCCGACAAGGCCGCGCGCCGGGTGCGCATCCTGCTGATCCAGCGGGTCGCCGATCGCCGCCTGAACAACACACCAAATGCCATGGCCGCGGCCACCAGCGCGCTGATGGCGCCGCTGCGTGCCATGGCCAAGTCGGTGGCCTTTGCCGGCCAGGTGTTCCCCGGCGAGATCGAGCCGCCGAAGGACGGCGACATCGTGCTGGTGTGGCAGAGCAAGACCAAGGTCGAGGCCTACCTGAAGCTCAAGCCCTACAACTGCCCGAAAGACCTCACGGCGAACATCGCCCTCGACCTTTCCAACGACTCGGAGTAAGCCCGCATGGCACGTATTGGCGGCAAGAACTTCGACGTGAACCTGGGCGATCTGCTGGTTCACGTCGAGACCTGCACCCTGGATATCACCGACAACACGGCGGTGGCGCAGGACAAGGGCGTACCCAACGGGTACGTGGATGGCGACGTGGCCGCCAGCGGCGAGATGGAGTTCGACACCTCGAACTTCAGCTTGCTGATCGAGGCGGCGAAGCAGGCGGGAAGCTTCCGCGAGCTGGAGACGTTCGACACCGTCTTCTATGCAAAGGCCGGCGACGAAGAGCTACGCGTGGAGGCGTTCGGCTGCCGCCTGAAGGTATCCAGCCTGCTGAACATCGACCCCAAGGGCGGCGAGAAGAGCAAGCACAAGGTGCCCTTCGACGTCACCAGCCCGGACTTCATCCGCATCAATGGCGTGCCTTACCTGGCCGCGGTCGAGATCGAGGGGCTGCGCTGATGGTGTGCCCGTTCGACCGCGCCCAGGCCTTGGAACAGCGACAGCGTGACCAGGCTATCGCTGCCCAGCTGGCCCGGCCTCGCTCGACTGGGCCAAGCCTTACCCACTGCCAGGACTGCGACGGCGAGATCCCCGCAGCCCGCCAGGCCTTCGGCGGGGTAACGCGCTGCATGCCCTGCCAGACCACTTTCGAGAAAGGAAACCGCTGATGACCAGTCCCTGGCCGAATTTCAGCTACGCCGAGTTGCGCTGCAAATGCGGCCGCTGCGGTAGCGACGGTACCGAGATGGATCCCGCCTTCATGGACAAGCTGCAGCAGCTGCGCGAGCGCTTCGGCCAGGCGATGCGCCTGTCCAGCGCTTATCGCTGCCCGGCACACCCCGTCGAGGCGAAGAAAGCCCAGCCCGGCGAGCACTGCACCGGCAAGGCGGTGGACGTGGCCATCCAGGGCGCCGGCGCCCTGGCCCTGCTGGGCCTGGCCCTGGAGCTGGGCTTTACCCGTATCGGCGTGCAGCAGAAGGGTGGTGGCCGCTTCCTCCACCTCGGTACGTCCGCCGGCGGACGCTTCCCCTCCCCTGCTATCTGGAGCTACTGACATGAAGTACTCGTTCAAAGCGCAGCTGCTGGCTTGCCTGCTGGCCATGGTGTTCACCCTGACGCTCGCCGCCTGCACGGCCACCAGTGCAGTTGGCACCGCCGCCGCCACGCTGGTGGATGGCTACTGCAAGGCACCCGAGGCAGGACGCCTTGCGCTGCGCACGACGCTGGCAGCACGCACCGCACCGAACCGCCTGACGGTGGAGTGCGCCGATGCCTTTTGAGAGCGACCTGGAGCTGCGCCACGTCCCTGGCTCCGAGCTGTGGAAGGTGGTCAAGCCTTTGCAGTACCGCGCCGCCGACGAGCGCCTGGTGATTGTGCCGGTGGGCTACCGCACGGACCTCGCCAGCGTGCCGCGGCTGGCGTGGCGCATCGTGCCGCGCGATCACGTGCAGGCCCGCCGGCCCGCCGTGGTGCACGACTTCATCTACACCCACCTGACCCACCGCTTCACCAAGCGCGAGGCGGACAAGGTCTTCCACGCGGCCCTCCTCGAGGAGGGCATGAGCAAGCCGCTGGCCTGGCTGATGCACCTTGCCGTGCGCATCGGCGGCCGCGGCAACTGGAGCCGCTGACATGGAACTGAACCCGCTGACGATCAGCATCCTGCTGATGCTGACCGAGCTGACGCTGGCCGGCATTTGCGGCTTCCAGGTGTACCTGTTCAAGCAGGTCAGTGCTTCGCGCCGCGAGCACCTGGAGCTGCGCCTGCACATCGCCCAGACGTATGTGCGCGCCGACCAGTTCGACAAGGTAGTGAGCCGGCTGGAAGGCCGCTTGGAAACGCACCTGGACAACTACTTCCGCAACCTCAACAAGAGACAAGCCTGATGACCGCTAAACGCCAGATCGTGATCACCGTCGGCGCCGCCGACTTCACTTTCACCCTGACCGCCCAGGACGTGACCAAGTACTTCAACGCCCTGAAGCCGGACAACAAGGTCGCCCCCGGCCACAACCTGCTGACCACCACCGTGCAGGCCGACCAGAAGGAGGCGCTGCGTCCGTTGCTGGCCAACCCAGTGATGACCATGCAGCTCGCCGGCGCGTTGCTCGAGGAGTACAGCCCGGACGTTGAGGTGGCCGTAAAAAAGCCCTCCACCGAGCCGAACGACTGACCGAAGACGGCCTGGGCCAGCTGATGGCCCTGGCTGAACGCTGGCTACCTGGTGCGGAGCCAACGCCCGACAACATGGGCACCGCCAAGTGGCTGGAAGACGAGTACTGGAGACGCATGGAAATCGCCGTATCGAACGGCATCGCCCATGCGTTGAACGGCTAGGTGAACGATGGCTACGAACAACGCCGCTCTGAACTTCATCCTGAAGCTGACCGACCAGGTCAGCGCCCCGCTGGGCAAGGTGAAGATGGGCTTCAACGAGCTGGCCGAGAAAGGCGAGCAGAACATCAAGCAGATGGGCATCGGCCTGGCTGGCATGGTGGGCGCTGGGATGGCCATCAATGAGTCGCTGCAGCCGGCGCTGGAGATGAACCGCGCGCTGGGTGAAGTGGCCTCGCTGGGTGTAGCCGGGGACGCCCTGGAGGCGCTAAACACCAAGGCATTGCAGTTCTCGGTGGCTTACGGCGAGAACGCCCAGGCCTTCGTGGCTTCGGCCTACAGCATCGAGGGCGCAATCAAGGGCCTGACCGGCTCGCAGCTGGCGACCTTCACCAACACCAGCAACCTGCTGGCGAAGGCGACCAAGGGCGACGCTGAAACGATGAGTGCCTACCTGGGCACCATGTACAACACGTTCAAGGGCCAGGCCGATGCCATGGGCAAGAGTGCCTGGGTCGAGCAGTTGGGTGGCCAGACGGCGCTCGCGGTGCAGCTGTTCCGCACCAGTGGCGCCCAGATCGGAGAGGCCTTCAAGGCCGCCGGCGGGCTGGCCAGCACTGCCGGCGTCGACCTGGCTGAGCAGATGGCCGTTCTCGGCACACTGGGTAGCACCATGGAAGGCGGCGAGGCTGGTGGGCTGTACAAGGCGTTCTTCGAGAACATCAGCGGCGCCTCGGAAAAGCTGGGCATGAGCTTCGTGGATCAACAGGGCAAGCTGCTGCCGATGATGGACATCTTGGACAAGCTCCAGGGCAAGTTCGGTGACTTGTCGATCGAGGCCAACGGCAAGGCGCTACGCGATGCCTTTGGCGGCGAAGCGGCGCGGCTGATCACCACCCTGATGGGCGACACCGGGCGGCTGGCCAATGGCATGGAACAGCTGGGCAAGGTGCGCGGCCTGGAGACAGCCGAACAGATGGCCAAGGCCATGGTGGATCCGTGGCAGCAGTTCGGGGCGGCGGTGCAGGCACTGCGGATTGCGTTCGGTCAGGCGCTGATTCCGTTGCTGACGCCGCTGATGGAGCGGCTGACGGCTATTGCCGCGACGATCACTCGATGGATCGGCCTGTTTCCGAACATCGCCAAGGTGATTGGCATGGTGACGCTGGGCGTACTTGGGCTGATCGCCGCCGTTGCGGGCTTGACGGTACTCAACGGCGTGTTCGGAATGCTGTCGGTGCTGGCCAGCCCGGTCGCGCTGATCGTGGCCGGCCTTGCGGCCCTGGTGATCGGTGTCGGCGCCGCCATCTACTACTGGGATGACTTGAAAGCATCGTTCGGCGATACCGCGTGGTTCCAAGCCATCGTGGTGATGCTGACACCTGTGGTGATGCTGTTCCGCGTGTTCGGCGCCTTACTGAACGTGCTGTGGGTCGGCCTGCAGCAGGTGGTTGGCTTTGGCGTGCAGCTGGTGACTTGGCTGGGCTCGCTGGAAGTCGTCACGACAGCAGCGAAAGCGATCTGGGACGGCTTCGTCTGGGCGCTGACCAACCTTTCCCCGTTCGCGCTGTTGGGATCTGCCCTGAAGGGCCTGATCGCCATGCTGAACAAGATCCCCGGCATCAATATCGATACGAGCTTCGGCGATATCCCGGCAATGCCCAGCGTGCCTGGAGCTGAGATGGCCATCTCCGCCAGTGAGCAGGCCGAACGCGCCCAGAAAGCCCAGGCGACGATCAACAACGCCATCCCCAACCTTTCGCCACAGCGCGCCAATGCGGTGCCGCCGGGCGGGCTGCTGACCAGCATCCAGAACACCAGCAACCAGAACCGTGGCAACCACGTGGAGAAAGTCGAGATCCATACCGGCAAGCCAATGAGCCCACTGGAACTGGAAAACATGCTGAGCATGGCGGTGGGCGGATGAGCGAATACATCGACCTGCTGATTGCCGACAACGATCTGGTGCTGGATCTGTCCCGCCAGCCGTTGCTCATCGATGACCGTTCGAGCATCGCCCAGGACATCGCTCACATGATCCGCGACAGCGGCCTGCTGGTGACGCTGGTGGCCGAACGCGATCGGCTGAGACAACGCGACTGCATCCAGCAAATGGAGCTGCTGGTGGAGGCAGACGAGCGCCTGGTTCCCGGTACCGCATTGATCACCCAGGTGGAGCCAGGCCAGTACCTGGTCACCGCCAAGACCCTGAAATTCGGCAGCATCGAGGTGGCCCTTTGAGTGACGTGGACTTCAAGCAAGCGCTGATGGATGCGGGCATCCCCACCACCGAGGCGGGTCTGCGCCAGGCCTGGGAAAGTGAGGTAACCGCCCAGGGCAGCAAGCTGAGCAATACCAGCGCCTATTCGCCGTTCTGGCGAGTGGTCACCGCGCTGGTGACCAAGCCGGTGCTGTGGCTGATCACCTTCATCAGCGGCACGGTGCTGCCGAACTTCTTCGTGAAGACGGCCACCGGCAGCTGGCTCGACATGCTGGCCTGGGCGGTGAATGTGGAACGCAAGGGCGCGACAAAAGCCCAGGGCGCTCTGCTGTTCACTCGCCTCGAGGCGGGCGGCACGCTGGAGGTACCCGCCGGCACGGTTGTGCAGTCGGCATCGATCAACGGCCACATCTACCAGTTGATGACGACCGCGGCCGGCAGCTTTACCGACGGGCTGATGCAGTTGGAAATCCCTGTGGAGGCGGTGGACGTCGGTAGCGGCTACAACCTTGCACCGGGCTATTACGCCATCCTGCCGCAGCCGGTACCGGGCATCGCTTCTGTGGTGAACAACGACGGCTGGCTGGCTTCGCCGGGCGCCGATCCGGAGCCTGACAGCGAGCTGCGCCTGCGCGTGCGCAACCAGTTCTCCGCGGTGAACCAGTGGCACACCGATGCGGTGTACCGCGCAATGATCGCCGCCTTCCCGGGCGTGCGGCCCGATGGCGTGTACTTCGAGCACGGCGCCCCACGGGGGCCTGGCAGCGCCAACGCCTACGTGCTGTTCGAGGCCGACGTGCCGGGTGAAACCTTCCTGGAACAGATCAACGCGCACATTCGCGACGGCGGCAATCATGGCCATGGCGATGACCTGGTGGTGATGGTGATGCCGGAAACCCTGCACGCAATCAGCCTGACGATCTGGCCCCGATCGACGCTGACCGCCACGCAGCGCGAGACGCAGCGCGAGGAAGTGGAGCTGTTCGTGCGATCGGCGTTTCGCGAGAGCACGCCACGTGATTTCCAGCCGACGCTGACCTACCCGCAGTCGCGCTTTTCATTCAGCAGGCTGGGCGAGGAGCTGCATCAGCAGTTCCCTGGCATCGAGTCGTTGAAGTTTGCGAATGCGGACATCGTGTCCGAGCTGAGCATCCCGCGTATCCAGAGCCTGGAGGTGGTGAATGCTTGAGGTAGGAAAGACGGCGACCGGCGAAAACCTATGGGGAGGGGCGTCCGACCGGCCGACCGCCACACGCACTGACCGGCTCCTGGCAGCGAAGTTCCCGCCCGAGGTGCGCCGATGATCAAGCTCGAGCTGCCCTTCTGGCTCGCCGGTACCGAGCTGAGCAAGCTGAAGGCCGCGGCTGCGTCCTGGTGGGCAAAGGTCGAGGGCTGGATGCGCTGGCCGCTGCTGCAGATGGATCCCGACACCTGCCACCTGACGATTCTCGATCTGCTGGCTTGGCAACGGGACATTTCCCGCTTCAAGGGCGAGCCCGAGGTGCTGTACCGCCTGCGCGTGAAGTACGCCTTCATCAACGCAGTGGACGCCGGCAGCGTGGCCGGCATGAAGCGGATCCTGCAGCGCCTGGGCGTCGGCTATGTCGAGATCGAAGAGCGCCTGCCAGACCGCGACTGGGACGTGGTGCTGCTGCAGCTCACCGACGGCCAGTTGGCTCAAAACCCCGAGCTGCTGCGCGTGCTGATTCAACAGTACGGCCGCACCTGCCGCCGTTACGACTTTTCCACGATTACGCCAATGCCGCTTTCAGTGGCGCTGGTCGATTTCAACGACGACCAGCAAACGCTGGTTGCCCGCCTGTAGGAGCACCCATGGCCCGCATTACCTTGGCCGGCGAAGATCTGATCGCACAAAAACAGGCGGCACAGCAGCCGCTGAACGTCACGCGCTTCATCTTCGCCAACGTCCCCGGCCTGAACCCGAACAATGAGGTGGACCGCGCCGCACCGACGCCGCCGGCCGGGCAGATCGTCTACAACGCGGAGATCCCGCCGGCGAACAAGGGCTACGTGAATCCGGCCCAGGTGGTGTACAGCCTGCAGGTGGGCTCGGATGTTGGTGATTGGGACTTCAACTGGATCGGCCTGGAGAGTGCAGAGGGCGTACTGTTTGCCGTGGCCTACGTGCCGCTGCAGCAGAAGCGCCGCAATATCCCGCCGCTGCAGATCGGCAACAACATCACCCGCAACTTTCTGGTGGTGTTCGACGGCGCCCAGGCGCTGACCGGTATCACCATCGATGCCAGCACCTGGCAGCACGACTTCACCGTGCGACTGGCCAGCATCGACGAGCGCGAGCGCCAGAGCAACCGCGACATTTACGGCCGAGCGTGCTTCTTCGGCAGCGCGCTGCAGCTGGAGAAAGTGGGCGACACCTATCAGCTCAAGCCGGGTACCGCCTACATCGAAGGCGTACGCCTGCAGCGGGCTGATGTGATGCCCGTGGTGCCACCGGCACTTCCCACCACTGCCTGGCTCGATGTGGCCCTGCAGCGTGAGCTGAACGACGTGGTGGCGACGTGGAGCGTGGTGTGGGGTGCTGGAAAGGTGGATTACGTGGACAGCGCCGGCGGGCAGCACTACTGCGTGGCCATCGCGGATCTGCCGACCGGCGACACCATCACCGACAGCCGACCGATCGAGGCCATCGACGGGCCACTGGTCACGCACTTCGCCGCCCGCGTGGGCGATTACGCCGGCCTGCGTGCCAGAGCGACCACCAAAGAAGATGTGGGTCTAGGCAACCTGCCCAACGCCGTCACTTCTTATCACCTCTTCGACGATCCGAAGGTGCTGGCCAGCACTGCATTCGTTAAAGAAGTTCTTCGCTACCCAGAGTACATCGCCGCAGCAACTCGAGGGCTTGCAATCGGCTCTGACAACCAAGACCCGAACCTGTCGACAAGTCCAGTTATCGTCACCAGGCATGCCAATACACCAGATGGAGCCGAAGGGCTTTATTGGTACATCAGTACGACGTTTTATGGGCAAATCAGCGAAACAGCCGAGCGCGGCCAAATAGCTGTGTCATACAACGGGGCGTCCCCCCAAGTTTGGGCACGCAGCTGTTACGAAAATAACTGGCTGCCATGGGTGCAATTAGCAACCACAGACTTTGTTCATAGCGCCATGAATGCCTTCGGCCTTGGGACAAACCAAGGCGGTGCGGCTATGCCAATTCTGAAGAATCTTAACCGTACCGATATTGCAACTGGGGTCTATGCATGCAACGCCGCAACGGTCGGGGCGCCTACCTCAGATGCGGGCATCGTCCAGGTGAGCAACAAGGGAGTCGGTAATAACCTCGACTACCGCTGGGTGACGCTGAACAGCGGCGAGGTTTGGACGCGCTCCACCAATGGCAATGTCATTGGTCCATGGGGTAGGCAGCTGAGCGATCAGAACATCAACTCGCTGTACCCCTTGAGCAGCGCTGGAGGCGCATACAGTTTCCCGTTACCCGGTGGATTCATCCTTAAGTTCGGAACCCACTCAAAACCCACTGCGTTTTACGAGGGTGAAGATGTAACGCTGACGTTTGCCGACGCTTTTCCCACAGCATGCCTGTGGGGCGGAGCATTCCAAGTCAACAGTGATGGAGGGGCACATCACGAAACCATGTACCTGCGCCGCTCGATGAGCAAGAGCAACGCCGTGATCCGGCCGGAAGGCGTAACCGGCAGCGGTATGCAGGGGCGCGAATTCGCATGGATGTTCGTGGGGATATAGGAGAAAAAAAATGCCATTTTTCGACCCAATAGAGTGCGGTTTTTATTCGGATGGCCGTAACGATGTTCCAGCGGGGGCAATCGAGATCAGTGAAGAGTTGCGTGCCGAGCTCATTAGCGCTGGACTCCCCATTGTGCTGAACTCGCAAGGCGTCCCCGCATCGGTTCATCCCAATAAGCCCACCTTGCCCGAACTGGCCGAAGCGATTCACGCGAGACAAACCACTGCGATAAACCGCTCTTGCGAAGCCGCCATCACTGCTGGCTTCACCTCGGACGCCCTAGGTTCGTTTCACCAATACACCAGCCAACTGGATGATCAGCTGAATCTCACCGGAGCCGTATTGCGAGGGCTCGACATGCCCTACGCCTGCCGCGACGAGCAAGGCGTGAAGGAATTTCGTCTGCACACCGCTGAACAGCTGCGCCAGGTAGGCGATGACTTCACCCTGTACAAGTTGCAGCTGCTGCAGCAAGCCAACGCGCTGAAGCAGCAGCTGGATGCCGCGCTCGAGGCTGGCGACCTGGACGCCCTCGAGGCGATCACCTGGGAGGCGCCGCAGCTGTGAGTTGGGCACTGGTGACCATGCGCTGGCCCGATCAGGCCACCCAGTGGATGGCGGAACTGGACGTGGCCAAGGATCTGGCCGGCGGTGAGCTGGCCAGCACTGCGCAGCGCCTCGCCGAGCTCGACGGACTGGTGACTACCAACCCGGGACCGGTCGGCGGCGCTGCCGCCGGCGCGATCGCCACCGGACGCGCCGCGCTGGACAGCCAGCTGGGCGAGGCGCCGGTTTGCCTGGCGGTGACGCCCTTCCAGAGTGGCATCGGCCAAGGGCGTGGCCATCAGCGCTTTCTGTCGGCGCCGAACCTGCTGCAGCAGCTCGCCGGCAAGCTGGTGGACCCGTCCGACCAGGGCAAGCCCAGCGGGCCGCAGTACGCCCTTTCCCTGCTGTTCCTTTCAACCCGGTTCGACCAGTTGGCCGACACCCTGGCGCGCTTCAATGCATTGCTGCCGGTACCGGACCTGGTGCGCGCCGAGCGTCGTGCCCGGCACCTGTCGCGCCTCGAGGCGGAAAAGTGGGAGATGCCCAGCGCCGGCCCCTTGCCCCGTTGGGGCGCGTTGCCCCTGGAGCGCTGCACGGTGACAAAAGCCGCGAAGCAATCCATGGCCGGCCAGCTCGCTGTACTGGAGAGCTATGCCGCCGACAGCTCGCCGATGGCCGACCTCGCCGCGCTGGCTGGGCGCAAGGCCAGCCAGCAGCAAGGCCGCGACCAGCAGCTGGCGGACCTGAAGGCGCTGCTGGCCAACAGCGGCGCCGACACAACCATGCGCGCCCGGCTGATCGGCCCTGGTGATGCCAGCGAACTGCGCCGGCAGCTGCTCGAGGGCGATGCCCCAGGCCATGAATGGGTATTGAGCGGGGGCCTGCTGCTGGTGGGCTCGCTGGATGGTTTGAGCTTTGTACGGGAGCTGGTAGGGCTATGACGCTGCTGCTCGACGGTGAAAAGGTGCAGGGCAAGGGCATGAAGGTCACGGCCAACCTGCGCATCGAAAGCGACGACCTGTCCGGCCAGACAAGCAACAGCACAGCAGCGCACAAGGGATTCAAGCCGAAGACGCTGACTGTTTCGCTGCTGATCCCCTTCGTCGACCAGGCGCAGCTGCGCAACCTGATGCGCCTGGCCGAGGCGACCGAGGCCGGCGGACAGCTCAAGACGTATCGCATCGTCAACGACACCGCCGCGGCCTTCGGCGTGCGCCAAGTGCAGTTCTCCGATGGGGTCAGCGCGCGCGAGGATGACACCCTGGCGGCGTGGCGCGTGCAATTCACCCTAGTGGAGAAACTGTCCAACCCGGAGCGCGTGGAGAAACGGCGCCCGTCCAACGCTGTCACCAGCCAATCGGCACCAGGACAGGCCGTCGCCGCTGGGGACGGATCCGGCGAGCCGGCGCAAGAGCTGACCGGCTTCGAAGCCACCCTCAAAAAACTGGATAACTGGCTGGCCTGATGAGCATGAAATTGCACAAGGTGCTGACCATCGACGGCACCGCCTACCCGCTGGTGAAGGATGAGACGCGGCTGGAGCTGAAGAGCCCCGGCCGCGCCTCTTTCACCATTCAGGCGGACGCCCCGGTGAAGGGCCTGGTGACGCTCGACATCGGCTACAACGAGGCCACCCTGCAGCGCCACTTCATCGGTTACGTGGAGCGCTGCACCGCAGCCAATAACGTGCAGCAGGTGCTGATGTGCCGCGAGCTTGCCGCGATCCTGGCCAACCCGATGCCGATGAATCTGCGCCACGTCGACCTGACGGCGGTGCTCGCCGTTGCCAGCGAGAAAACCGGCCTGCGCTTCCGCGTGCCCGAGCGGCCCTATGCAAAGGTGAAGACGCCCTTCTTCTACAGCCTTGCCGCCGGGTACCAGGCGATGGACAGCCTGGCCCGCGTGTTCAACATCCCCGACTTCATCTGGCAGCAGCAGGGCGACGGCGAGCTGTTCGCCGGCAGTTGGGCGGACAGCTTCTTCGGTGCTCGAGCTCCGCTGCAGTTGCCGGTCGAGCTGTTCGACGGCTACCAGGGCAACCAGAGCGCCATGATCGCAGCCCTGCCCGGCCTGCGCCCTGGTGCAACGATCAACCAGGGCGAGCGGATCACCAGCGTGACGCTTGCTGACAACAAGATGGCCATCCGATGGACGACGCAATCCGCCGCAGCGTAGAGCGGCAATTCCCCGAGCTGACCGGCGGTTATCACCTGCCCCGCTTCGGCCGCGTGGTGGCGGTACCGGATGCGCCGGCGGCGCCCGGCCTGTGCGACGACTTCCGCCCGCGCTTCGCCGTGGATGTGGAAGTGCTGCTGCCGGACGGCGAGCCCGATCCGGATCTGCCGATCCTTTTCAGCGTGCCGCTGCCGGCGCCGAATGGCGGGCAGGAGGCCGGCTTCTTCGGCTTCGCAGAGGAAGGCACAGCGGTCGTGGTGTGCTTCGCCTACGGCCTGCCCCACAAGCCATTCATCCAGACCGTACTGCCGCATGGGCTGAGCCTGCCGCGCGTGCCGAAGGGCGACCAGGTGTGGCAGCACAGCGAGGCCTGCCAGCAGCGCGTGGACGCCGACGGCAACTGGCTGCGCCAGACGGATGGGCGGATCCAAGACAAGGCCGTGGAGCGACAGGTGGAGGCCCTGGACAACACCGAGCGGTACCAGAACCACACGGCGGAGGTGGACGACCACTCCACCGAATCGGTGGGCGGCATCAAGAAAGTCGAGGCGCTGGGCGCGCTGAAGCTGCTATCCGGCGGATCCGCCAACCTCGCCGCGCTGGACGACCTGAATCAGGCCACCGGCCGCGACCTCAACCTGGTGGTCGGCCAGAAGCTCAACGCCACGATCGGCGGCGACATGCAGGAACGCATCCAGGGTATCCGCCACAGCATCGCGCCACAGACTTGGCTCGGCTCCGAGGGCGTAAACGTACTTCAGGTGCTTTGCGATCTGCTTGACCTTGTGGAGGCGATGAACACGCAGCTGGCCGGTCACATCCACGTTCCAGGGCCGACGCCGAGCCCGGGTGATGCGAGTGGGTTCAATGACAAGGCTAGTATTGCTGCCACGCTGGCAGGGAAGCTGAAGCCGATTACGGCATAG